CGCGGGGAACTCCCAATCCGCCAGCGGCTCGCCCATGGCGTCGCCGAACACGCTCAAGATATACCCGTTGAGCAGCGCGAGGGCTTCGCTCTGCTCGGCGGCGGTCGGGTTGGTGCCTACCGGGATGAGGTTGTTCTCCCGATAGGCCCGTTGAATGAGCGTGGTCGCCGTGGTCACGACGCTTTACTCCTTGGGGGCTTCCGCCGGGGGCAGGGCCTTGACCATCTCAAGCAGCTCAGGCGCTTCGGCGCTGTCGGGCGCCGTGACGTTGGCGCTGGCAAGCGCGTCGCGCAGGCTGGCGGTGAGCTGGTTGTAGAGCGCGCCGGTCGGGGCATTCTTCTTGAAAGCGATCTCGCCCTCGTTCAGCGCGGCGACGATCGCGGCGCGGTCCATCGGCAAGCCCACGGCAGGCTTCTCCGGCGTGGCCTTCTCGGCCTCGGCGAGGCTGTTGGGGTGCTGGTCGAGATACCCGTCCGGCACCTCGGCGGCGCTGTTGACGGTCACGGCCTCGCCGGTGATTGGGTGCCACATCATGGCGGGGAACTGCTGGTTCTTCATGGGCGCGTCTCCTGGTAAAAAGGCGGCGGCTCAGGGTGAGCGCGCCGCCTTGACACTATGCACAGGCCAGCGAAAGCGCAACAATTACGCCGCGCGCGCCGCCGAACCAATGGACTGCCAGACGCCGGCGCTGAGGCAGGTGAACAGGGCGCTTTTGGCGGCGCTGACGGTCACCTTGGCGCCGGCGCTGCCGCCGTCGATGATATCGGTGGCCGCCTGGGGGAAGACGCCCATGGCGTTGCTGGCGGCCGAATTGGTGACCCACACCTGCTTGCCGAGGGTAGCCGCCGGCAGCTTCACGGCGTCCGCCGCAGTGCCGACAACGGTGACGTTGTTATAGTCGCCCGTCAGCTGCAGGGCACCCGCGAGGGTCTGCGTCACGGAGGCGGTGAGGCCGGTGGAGATGTTGCCGGCGTTACCGGACACGTCGGACCATACGCCAGCCGCGAAGATCGAGACGACGCCGGTGTCGGTGGCGATATAGAGGTTCCCCGTGCCCGGCGTGATATCGGGATTGGTGGGGCGGTTGGCAGCGGTGCCCTGGGTAACCAGGGCGGCCCAAGAATTGTTAGCCATTGCATGCACTCCTGTAGCGGTCGATGTAATCGGCAACGAGCCGCAATTCCTGACTGTTCGTGCAGTCGTGCTTCAGATTATTTGCGCGCCACGAAATCACGCAAATATTACCCCTCACGTACCCGAGCTCAGGGATGATTCGATCGATGCTTGGCAGCCCCGGTGAGCGCGGCGGCGCGCCGAGCGTAATGGGAATGCCGAGAACCGGGCACAGCGCTGGGACTTCGAGGTCGGCAGTTGTGATATCGAAAGGTAAGCCCCGCTCTTTGCTACGGTGCTTGATCCGCCGGATCTCAGCTTGTGCCCACCCATCTGCTGTTGCCCTTCGCCGCTTCTGACTTGCGCAGGATAGCCGGACCTTCCAGGCACGGTAGTCTGCATCTTCAGCATATTTGCGCTTATTGTAGGCCTTCTGAGCTTCGTACATGCTTGCATCTCCCTGAGGTGTGAGACACTATATCTCGCACCTCAGGAGTTGCAATCTATTTTAAGTGCCGCAGATGCGGGTTCCGAGGAAGGAATCCATAACCTGCGCACCGTAAATTGTGTCCCATCTGTGAATGTGCTGCCCGGACGTAATGTCCGAACCGCGCCAGTAACGGATGGCCACGCCGGTGTCGGGATCGACCGCGAACGAAGCGGTACCCGTGAAGGGCATCTGCAGCCGCGCCGACACCAGCGCGATGGCGCGCTTGTGGAACGCGGACTTGACCCGATAGCGCGTCGAGGCCGTACCCACCCAACGCACGTAGGCGTTGGCAGCGGGGATGCTGTCGACCGTCGCGAACGCCGTATTGGTGGTCGTGCCGCCGCCGTCATTGGTGCCCTGCACGATGATCGGCGGGGTGATGGTGACGGTGAGGTTGCCGGAGCCGTCGGCGGTGCCGGCGGCCAGGACGGTGAACTGCTGCAGGTACTCGTGCGCAGCGCCGAGACGCCAGTCCCAGGAGAAGACGTTCTGGATGGTGAACACTTCGCCCAGCGCGACGGTGGTGTTGTTACCGACGAGCTTAAGGACCAGCGTCTGCGTCATGCCAACGACGCCGGCGGAGCCCTTCACGTCCTTGTAGTTGACGTTCTGGTTGGCGGTGTTGATCTGCGCGCCGGTGCTGGAGCCGTCGCCGGTCGTGCGGGTGCCGGTGGTCAATGTCGGCGTCTGCTGCGTCGCGTAGAGGTCGACTTCCGAGATGATCGGGATCTTCGTCTTCTGCAGCATGGAGACGTTGATCTCCGGCGTGAAGTCGGAGAGCAGGCTGCCGCGGATGGATTCGCCATCGCCGAAGCTCACGACGCCGGACAGGCTCTCGTTCGGCACGCCCTGGCTCATCAGGCGGCTGTGCGCGCCCATGAACTGCGACGGCGAAGCGATGATCTTGGACGGGTCCTGCGCGTTGCCGGCGACATTGCCCGGCGCCACGCCCGCAACCCACGAATGGAACCCAAGGGTCTTGGAGGTAAGGAAGCCGTCGATCGTGGTCGCCAGGGTCTGCGCGGCCGACTTCATCGTCTGATTCTGCATCAGGTCGTTGAAGGACTGCACGTATTCCAGGTCGCCGACGGAGATATGGACGTTCCGGTACTGGTCGACCGCCACCGGCATGCTGCCAGTGACGATATCCTGCGCCTGCAGGGTCGGGCCGGTGCCGGCGACGAAGCGCGGCGGGCGCTTGACGTTGATCGTCAGGCCGTTCTGGTCCGTCACCTGGTCGCGGAACTGGCCATCCACCAGCCGGCCCATGACCAGCTGGTTTTTGAGCAGCAGGAGCATGGTATTCGCATATTCCTGCGCGTTAAGAAATTGATTTGCCACGGTTTAACCCCTGCGCTTCTGCTGCGCTAGCTGCTCGAACTGGCGAAAGTCCGTCGTAGCCGGCGAAGCTTCTCTGTTGCCACCTGCCCCACGGGCTCGACCACTGAGCGGAGGGGGCGCTTTGGTCGTCTTGGCCGGGTTTGCCGGGGCGTCCGACGAGGGGGACGAGAACTTCGCCGCAAGGCGTCCGAAATGCGCGGCCTGGCCCAACGGGGACATGGCTGCAACCTTTTTCGCCTCCTCCACGTTAGAGGCGAGGTGATATGCAACTGCGGGCCCCTCGGGGGAGTCCATGATCAGTTGCGCGAGGTGTGCTGAAAGCGGCCATTCGCCGCGCTCGGCCCCCTCGACGACGACCTCCTTGAAGTCGTCATGCAGGCCGGCGCCGGCCGTCTGGAAAGCGCCGTATTTCTGGTCCCACTCCTGCTTGGCCGTGGCCTCCTTGGCCTTGGTCTCGCGGGCTTCGTACTCCTTGCGGACTTCGCCGACAGCGCTACTGGCTTCTGCCCTGGCGAGGTCCCGGATGTACTTCGGGTCCAGCTCCCCGGCTTCGTACTTCGAAGGGTCCGGGGCATCAGCAGTATTAGCGGGGGCTTTGCCGCTCGTCAAGCGGGCCTCGATATCGTCCAGGCGCTTCTGCAGCGCCGCGCTTTCGGCCGCGTAGCGGCCACGCTCCTGGTCCAGGGTACGTTCGGCGGTGCGCTGGCGCTCGACGGCCTTGTCGATGCGCTTCTGGGCGCTGCGCTGGGGCTTCTGCTTGCCGGCGGGCTGTTGGTCCTGGTCGGCCGCGGCCTTGGCATCTTCGTCCTCGGCGCTCTCGTCGGCATCGGTGTCGTCTTCGTCCGCCTCGGTGCCCTTGTCGTCATCGGCAGCGATCGCGGGGCGGCTGTTGGCCGCCAGCACCGCGTTCTCCTCCGCGGTGGGCGCGCCATCGCTGGTTTCTCCGTCGCGGACGGCGAAGCCCTGCATACGGCTCATTTCCTCTGCCAGCGTCGGCTGCTTGTTGACGGCATCGTTCATAAATTCACCCTCCGGTTGCGACCCGTACCGCCTCGAGGGAGCCGCGCAGTTCGCGATCGGCAGCCTGGGAAGCCGTGGCCATGGATTCGTTTTGCAGTTTCGCCGGCACGGCGTCGGCCGTGGCTTCGAAATTGCGCGCTCGAGCGAAGTTCACCGCGGCTTCGCTCTGCGTCTTCTGGAAATCGAGGGATGCGGCCACCTGTGCGGCCTGTTGCTGCTGTGCCCCAGCCTGCTGCTGGGCTTGGGCCTTGGCGGCGATTTTAGGCGTGATCTCGTCGGGCGAAAGCAGTTCCGGCGGCATGCTGAGCCGGATACGCTCGGCGATCTTATCCGCGCCGGGCCAGTCCTGCGCCTCGACGATGAGGTCCGCGGCGACGCCCAGCACATTCGGCATAGCGTTGGCGAGCGCCTTCATGGCCTCCGCGGCCTCCAGGCGCTTGGTGGCATAGCTCGCGCCTGTGACAACGGAAATGCTGTATTTCCCGGCCGTTATGTCGATGGAGTCGGGGTT